AAAGTAAGACGACTGCCAAAAGATTTCAGGGCAGTAGGAACCTTAGATGGGTTGTTCGGTCAACGCCTGTTTAATGGAGGTAAGAGACTAGTAATTACCGAAGGTGAAATAGATGCACTTTCGGTTGCTTATGCTTATTACCAGAAAAACGGAGACATATGGCCAGTAGTATCTTTGCCTAGCGCAAACGGCATGAAGCAATTGTTAGCTCAACGTTCTTGGGTTCGACAGTTTGATGAAGTTGTACTGATGCTAGATAACGATGAAGCCGGTCAGAAAGCCTTATATGAAGCCTGTAAAATTGTGGGTGTAGATAAGGTTAAAATTGCAAAGTTAAAATGTAAAGACGCAAATGAAGAATTATTAACTCATGGCTTTATGTCTATACTCAGGGCTATTTGGGATGCACAGAAGTGGTCTCCTGCAGGTATTGTAGAAGGTGAAGAATTATGGGAAGCTTACGCGCAAAGAGAGCAAACTATTTCTGTACCGTATCCTCCTTGCTTACAAGGGGTTAATGATAAGGTAAAAGGAATGCGATTTGGTGAAATAGACTTATTTACATCAGGTACAGGTTCCGGAAAGTCAACAGTAATTAAAGAGATTATATTACATTTAAAAGAGACAACTGAAAGTAGCATAGGCATTATTTCTCTAGAGGAAAGTCCCGGTGAAACCGTAGAGAACTTTATTGGTATGGCGCTTAAGAAGAATCTGGCTGATACAGATTTAAGTCTCGAAGAAAAACGTGAAGGCTTTGAAAAGGTTTTTGCGGATAAACGAATTAAGATTTTAGACCATCAAGGCTCTGTTTCTGATGATTCTCTGATGGACAAGATAGAAACCTTATGCTTAATGGGTTGTAAGTATTTAGTTTTAGATCATTTAACTATTGCTGTTTCTGAGGTAGAAGCAAACGATGCAAATCAAGCGGTTGACAAAGTAATGTCTGATCTCTTGAAAACTGCTAAAAAGCATAATGTTTGGATAGGTGTTATCTCACACTTACGTAAAACAAATTCTAATGCAAAGTCTTTTGAGGAAGGTAGAATACCCTCAATGGATGACATTAAAGGTTCTGGTTCAGTAAAACAAATTAGCTTTCAGATAATAGCGTTTGCTAGGAATATGATAGCTGTCGATGAAGCAGAAAAGAACACAATTAAGATAAGAGTTTTAAAGTCTAGGTTTACGGGTCGCACAGGAGATGCTGGCGGCTCAATGTATGACTTAGTAACAGGACGTTTAGATTATGTTAATCACACGTTTAGCGCCGAACCCGAGTTGTAAGGAGGTTTAGAATGGTAGCTGAAAAAAGTTTAGTTGTATGCCAAAGTAGCTTAACAGTGACGCTTTGTTATTTTGCAAGTGTTGTTCAAGTAACTGATGGCCCGACTAGAATTTCTTACGAATTTTTAAAAGATTTATACTTAGATTACCATAATGAGATATTTGTTGAAGAAGAAATAGAGGGAATTCCATTAAGAGAAGTTGGCTCTAAAATGCTTTATGATATGTTAGACTCATGGGAAGCCGCACTAGACTGGGAACGCTTATACCATGATGAAAGAAAGATATGGAATAACATGTCTCGATGTGCTAGTCAGATTAGAGAGGCGGCTCAGGGAATCGAAGAAGCTGAACTAATCACTAAACCCGGCAATACCGGAGTAGATGTACCTGTTCAAGCAGGTGCTAAAATACTTGAAGAGTTTATGAATGGCCCTTGGATTCAATCTCTAATAGTTCATCGTCCCGGAATAGGCAAGCGAGGACAACCTAGTAGTCAAGAAACTTTAGGTATCTACAATAAAAAGCGAAATGAAGCACATGTAGTTCTTGACGAAGAAAAACCCTTTCATTATAGTAGCAGACCTATTGCAATCGCTATGTGGTTTGCCGAAGAAATCCAAAATTACTCAGAGTATTTAAAAGGCATAGCTTCAGGCAAGGCCATAAGCTCTGAGTTTGAAGAATCTGGAATGGATTTTATAAATGACTTACTAGCAGGTAGGTCTCATTCGAAAAGTGGCTCAACTGAAAGAGATTGGGCAGAAGGTACTATGTGTAGTGTTACCTTTACAGGAATTAATTTGCCGGGCATAGCCTTGCGAGTAGAACCTGTTCCTTTTTCTAATCAAGAAATTAAGTATATGGCGGCACAAATTCGTGCTTTAAAAGCAATGGCTTCGGAAGCAGAAGGTATTTGTGCTACTCCGGACTCTGTTAGCTACGGTAAAAACATAGAAATTGAATTAAACAAACATAACACTTCTCTTGTTTCTACTAAGAAAGCTTTTACTACTTATGATCTTTCACTTTTAAATATAAATAGATCTGCTGACGATTTAGTGAATCAAATTAAAGGTGTTTTAGAAAAACCAGAAAGTGAAAGGCCTGATGTTATTTCTAGTCTATTTTACGGAGTTCCCGGTTCAGGTAAATCAAAGCTAGCAGGTTATATAGGGCACGAATTAAACCTTCCTGTTTTAAAGAAAACTTATGCTGAACTTCAAAGTATGTATGTTGCTGAAGGTGAAAAGCAACTGTCTCAAGCCTTTAAAGAGGCTGAAGCACAAGGTGCAATTCTTCTGATTGATGAGCTAGATTCTATCGCAGGTAACCGTAGTAAGGCAGACAAGAATTATCAAAAAACCTTTGTGAATCAACTGCTTAATGAGCTAGATAACTATCAAGGTATTTTTATTGCTACTTGTAACTTTGAAGACTCTTTGGATCCTGCAGTTTTAAGACGTCTTTTCTTAAAGATTAAATTCGATTTTATGACTGAAGATCAAACCGAAGAATGTTTCAAACTTTATTTTCCTAAGTTTAAACGCTCTAAGCTCGGGAAAATAGACTACCTAACTCCCGGTGACTTTCATACTGTGAGAGAAGCTTCTCGCTATGAAACCGGCAAGCTTACTATAAAACGAATACGGGAAATGCTTGAAGAAGAGGTTACCTTAAAGAAGAAAACCTTAAACGAAGTAATCAGGTCTGAATCAAAGGCAGGTTACGATATGTAATGGCGGACTTATGATATCCGATAAAGAAGTAAAATTTATGATTGATGTTGCTTATCGCGCATCTAAAGAAAGTTATGACTACAAAACGAGAGTGGGTGCTGTCATAGCTAAAGATCGCAATATTCTAGCATATGGATACAATGGTACAGCTACGGGCGTAAGCAACTTGATGCGTGATATTAACGGTAAAACACTATCTACTGTTATTCACGCAGAACAAAATGCTTTAGCTAAACTAGCCAAGTCAACTCAGTCAGGAGATGGGGCGGCTATGTACTGTACCCATTTTCCATGTATGAATTGTGCGCTTTCAATTATACAAGCAGGTATTACCTCGGTGTATTACCATATCGACTATAAAGACATGACTGCGCTTGAGCTATTCGAAAATAGCGGAGTTAAAACACACAAGGTTTAAATATGAAAAAATACGGTATCGAAATCGACCTTAGTAGAGATAAAAGATTATCGAACCAAGCTTTTAAACTTCTAGAGTATTATCTTCAAGAAGACGAAGTTTCTCCACAGGAAGGCTTTGCCAGAGCCGCCGTTGCATATTGCGGAGGAAATCTAGACCTTGCTCAAAACATATACGAATATGTTTCGAAAGGCTGGTTTATGTATGCAAGCCCCATTTTAAGTAATGCACCTAAACCCGAAGAGAAGCACACTGGGCTACCTATTAGCTGTTTTCTTTCTTATGTACCTGATACAATTATCGGGTTAACTGAGCACCATGCAGAAACTGCGTGGCTATCTGTAAAGGGAGGCGGCGTAGGAGGTCACTGGTCAACCGTAAGAGGTATAACTGATAAGTCACCGGGTGTAATACCCATGATGAAGGTCAGTGACTCCCAAATGACTGCCTTTAAACAAGGCAAAACTAGAAAGGGATCTTATGCGGCTTACCTTGATGTAAACCATCCTGACATTATCGAATTTGTTAATTTCAAGTTACCTACAGGCGGTGACATTAATCGCAAGTGTTTCAATCTCTTTAACGCAGTAAACATCAGTGATGAGTTTATGAAAGCGGTTAAAGCAGGAGAAGAGTGGCAGTTACTATGCCCTAATAAAGGTTCTATCGTAGACACCGTAAATGCTAGAGAATTATGGCAGAGGATACTAGAGGTTCGATTTAGAACAGGTTCCCCTTATCTTAATTTTATTGATACAGCTAATGATGCATTACCTCAATACCAGAAAGACGCAGGTTTAAAAATTCACGGTTCTAATTTATGTAACGAGATTCACTTAGCAACTAGCAACGAGAGAACTGCAGTTTGTTGTCTGTCTTCTGTTAATCTAGAGAAATCTGAAGAGTGGCTTAACACAGGAATGATTGGTGATCTAGTAGAGTTTCTAGATAATGTGCTTGACTCTTTTATTGAGAACGCACCAGATGCCATGAGCCGTGCTAAGTTTAGCGCAGAGAAAGAAAGATCGATAGGTCTAGGCGCTATGGGCTTTCATGGATTGCTCATGAAAAACAACATTGAGTGGGAAAGTGAAGAAGCTCGTGACTTAAACATGGGCATATTTAGGTATATTAAAAATGAAGCTAATGAAAGAACAAGGCAACTTGCTTTTCAGAAAGGCGAAGCCCCCGATGCGACAGGTTATAGCGTACGTAACGCTCATCTTCTTGCTATTGCCCCTAATGCTAACAGCTCCATTCTTTGTAATTGTTCTGCATCAATTGAGCCGCTTAAAGCCAATATGTATACGCATAGGACTCGCGGTGGAGCAGATGTTATCAAAAACTCCTATCTGGAGACTCTATTAGAGACAGAGTATGGCATGAATACTGAGGAAACTTGGGCATCTATATTGCAGAATGATGGAAGCGTTCAACAGCTAGAGTTCTTATCTCCACACCATAAAAATGTTTTTAAAACCTCATTTGAGTTAGATCAGCATTGGGTTGTAAAACATGCTTCAGATCGACAAGTCTTTATTTGTCAGGGTCAATCTGTGAATTTGTTTTTCCCTTCAGGTTCTGATCGCAAATACGTAAATAGTGTACATCTCGCCGCATACGATGAAGGCCTAAAAGGTCTGTATTACTTGAGGACTGCCGCAGGAAGAACTGCAGATAAGGTAGGCCAAAAAGTAGAAAGGGTAGCTCTTAGAGATGATGGGCGTACTCTTGTTTATGGTAAAGAAGGTTGTCCATTCTGCGTTATGACTAAATCATATTTAGAGCTAAACGGGATACCTTATGAATATATTGACTTAACTGAAATTAATAAAACAGCCGCTGAAGTTACCGGTAGAGATGTTTCAACTGTTCCACAGATTTATATAGAGGGCCGTTACATAGGCGGATATGAGGATCTGATGGCAGAAGCAAAAGAGACTGTAGAAACTGAAGAGGAGGGCTGTACCGCTTGTGAGGGATAATAAGTGTCACTACTAGAATCAAACGTAACGTATAAGCCGTTCAAGTATCCTTGGGCTGTAGAATATAGCGTTACCCACGAAAAGATCCATTGGGGCGAGTGGGAAGCTCGTTTACAAGACGATGTGTCTCAATGGAAAACTAAGCTAACTGAAGTAGAACGTAACCATATTACACAAATACTAAGACTATTTACTCAGTCTGATGTTGCTGTAGGAACTAACTACCTTGAACATTACATTTACAAATTCAAAAACAATGAGATTCGCTCAATGCTTACCTCTTTTGCTAACCGTGAGTTTACCCATCAGCGTAGTTATGCACTGCTTAATGATACTCTAGGTTTACCCGAAGAAGAATTTTCAGCGTTTCTTGAATATGAAGAAATGAAAGAAAAAGTAGATTTTATGCTTGACATAAATACTAATAGCATTTCAGGGTTAGCACAAGCTGTTGCTAGGTCTGCTATTAATGAAGGTATGTCATTATTTTCTGCTTTTGTTATGCTAATCAACTACTCCCGTTTCGGCAAGATGCGAGGTATGAGTGAAATCGTACAATGGAGTATCAGAGATGAAAGCTTACATTGCGAAGGTATGACTAGACTCTTTAGAGAGTTTTGTACAGAACACCCTCGGATTGTAAACGATGAGTTTAAAAAGGCTATCTATGACATGGTACGCGAAGCCGTAATGCTAGAGGACAAAGTAATTGACTTAGCATACGCGCTTGGGCCTATCGACGGCCTTGAAGCCAGCGAAGTAAGGCAATATATTCGCTATATCGCTGACCGTCGTCTCATTGAACTAGGCTTTAAACCAAACTATAAAGTAAAAGAAAACCCACTTCCTTGGCTAGAGCCATTGATTGCTACAACTTCTCATGACAACTTTTTTGAGACAGTAGTAACAGAGTACAGCTCGGATGGTTTAACCGGCGAGTGGAATTGGAATTAACGCAGGTCTTTCCCCAAGACCTCTATAAGTATTATAGGATTATATATTATGTTTAGTGAAGAATTCTTTAAAGCATTTGGTAAAGAGCAAGTAGATAACGTAAGTACTGAGTTTGTCGGAGAGTTACTTGAAGACAAAGACATACGGACGGTTATCGGAGGTCTTGTTCTAAGTGCCGCTTTAACTAAACTAACTACTATGCCGCACCCTGTTTGTATCGGATTGGGCGTTGCTCTTTCT